CAATCAAGGACAAAATCCCTCTGGAAATCTCAACACACGACAAACTGTAGGAGATTTAGAAAGCATTAAAAAGTCTCAAGGAGATTATAACAACCTTCTTAAGGATTCTATTAATTTACTAAAACAGATAGATAGACAATATGATACGCTCGAGGGAAGGTTAGAGAGTATGTCAAAAACTACTGTAAATGTAAGACAAATAGAAAAAGAGATAGAAAAAGCTAAAACAAAACAGTATGTTGTACAAAAACAACTTTCTAAGTTAGAAGAGAGCATAGGGAATGATGGTAAAAAACGAATAGATGATTATTTACAGTTAACTGGAGAGTTAGCTGACATGGAGAAACAGATGCTTAGTGCTAAAAAAACAGGAAATAAAAGCTTATATGAAACTATAGAAAAACAGTTCAATATTTATAGTGCACAATTAGAGGTTAAAAAAGAAGATTTAACAACCGGAGAAGCTTCATTAATTAGTTTAAGAGAAGCTAATAGACTATCAGAGGAGTCCATGGAATTTGCTAGACAAAAACTAAAAGATGAAAAAGATATAAGAAAGAACATTGGCTTTACTGGAGCTGCTATGGGATTTTTAGCAAATAAATTAGGCATAGGTGCTAGTTATCAAGAGGACATGGTTGAAAAAGCCAAAGAGTTACAAGGAATAGGTCAAAAATTAACTTTTGGTGATAAAATATTAGCGCTGGGCAAAGCTAGTCTTGGTGCTTTAACTGAGGTGTTTAGAGATCCTTTGGCATTTGCGGCCGCTTGGAAAGCCGTCTCATCCGGTTTTGATAAACTTGGATCTGCTTTCGCTAAACTAGGCGGTGTTGGAAAAGGGTTAAGCAGTGATTCTTCTGACGTAGTAAGTAAGCTGGCCAGTCCAATATCAGGTTTAGTTAAAAACATACCTCTTGTTGGTGGACTAATAGGGGGAATGGTCGATGGATTTGCGTCTATGTTAGATTTGATAGTTGGAGTAGACAATGTAATAGTCAAAGCCGGTAGAAACTTAGGAATGACTTCTGCCCAAGCAAGACAGTTAAATAGACATTTCCAAGACATATCCTTAAGTCAAGGCAATGTGTTTGTTACTTCCAAAAAAATGCTAGAGTCTTACTCAGAATTAGCAGGTCAGTTAGAGGTAAATAACAAACTTTCAGACGAAGCGTTACAAACAAACATAATGCTTAAGGATTTCGCTGGACTAGAATTAGACACGAGGGCGAAAATAGCTGAAGTAGGAAAAATATCAGGAAAGGGTTCAGAGGGAGTAGTTAAAAGCGTATTAGCCCAAGTTAAAGGTCTAGAAAGGGCGACAGGCGTACAGTTAAATTATCAAAAAATATTAAAAGAGGTTTCCAGTCTTTCTGGGGTTCTCGGTCTTCAATTCTCTAAATATCCCGCCCAGCTCACAAAGAGTCTTTTGACGATAAAAGCTATGGGAATGGACATGAAGCAATTAGACTCTATGGCCGATTCGTTTTTGGACGTAGAATCAAGCATAGCAAAAGAGATGGAAGCCCAAGTATTGACAGGTAGAGACATAAACCTAAATAAAGCAAGAGAGTTATTTCTAAACAACGATCTAGCAGGAGCAGCAGCAGAGATAAACAGACAGGTGGGATCGTCAGCTGATTTCTTGAACATGAACAGAATAGCCGCCGAATCCTTTGCTCAATCGATGGGCATGTCTAGGGACCAAATGGCTGACATGTTACAGAAGCAAGAGCTGTACTCCAGACTAGGAGCAAAAGGTACAGAGAACGCTAGGGAGATGTATGATTTAGCCCTTAAAAAGTACGGTACAGAAGAGGCCATGGCTGCCGCAATGGGAGAGCAAGCGTATCAGAGCATGGTTCAAGCCTCAACCCAAGAAAAATTAATGGCATTCGTAGAAAAGATAAAACAGTCGGTGGTAGATTTTATCGAAAGGTCAGGAATAATAGAAAAGATAGAAGCGTTCGTAACCAAGTTAACCGACCCCGATACAATAAGGGGTATAATAGGAACGATAAAAAACGCAATAGCCGACTTTATATCATTCTCTGGGGAACTATTGGCCGACGTAGCTAGGTTCGTTTCTCACTTACCGTTCACTGACAAAGCAGCGTGGCAAAGTAGAGCGGACATAATACAGGGAACAACAGCGGGAATGGCAGGGAACATAAGAGCCATGGGAGGAAATTTTGGAGCCACATCTGTAAATCAACCTACACCGCAAGCCGCAGCTGCGCAACCAGCAGCAGCTCAACAACAAAACACAGGTTTTGCTGGAGCACAAACGATAACTCTCAACAACATAACTAAGTTGGATGATAAGACTGTGGCTTACTCATCTAAAAAGGTTTATGTAGAACAAGCAGACCTAGATAAAAATAGGATTATAAGTCCTTACGGTCGATAAATAAAACAAAACAGAGATGCCTCTATTAGACCTAAAAACAAATTTAACCACGCTAAAGTTCGGTAGAGATAGACTGAACGGTGGGGACTCTGGGCAACCGTACATAAAGACCCCAATAATAGGTAATAGGTACGCAACCCAAAACCCTCCTCAGGACCTAATCAACTACGCAACTACGAATAGGAACTCGTTGGATTATCCCATCAGGGGAGGTTCGGTTGATTTTGAAATAGGTACTCAAACGCTAACAATATCCTCGAAGATAGACAAGGAGCGCATAGCTGCGTTTTTAAAGGACGCTCCAAGGGGCACAGCGTTCGTACAAAAGCAGATAGGCCTTCAGTTAACAAACCCAAAGACAGAAACCGGCAACAGCATAGCAAACGCACTTGGAAACGTGAATGCGCTTCCTGGCATACTAGAAAACACTAGGGTATACAACGCGGGTAAGAACACCTTGGCTCAGGTTGGTGTTTCCGGTACTGGGTTTCACCTACCAAGGCACGGTCTGTTTCCTTTCGATACGCTGTCAAAGTACTACAAAGACATAGTTGGAGCGCAGAACCTAATGAGCTCCGATCAAGTGAAGAACGAGAACCGGTTGCTCATACTCCAACAGCTTAAGTTGCAATCTACGCAAACGGTACTCACAAAAGATTCTGTTTTAGGTGCAATAGAAAAGATAAACCAATTGGGTATATCCTTGAACAGGAACGTCATACAGTCTTACTTGGGAGGACCAGGTTCTGTGTACGGTATAGGTAACACAACCATAAGAAGGTTCGATGACACGTCTAAAGCAGTAAGGAAGACTCAACGTGGAATGACTTACGATCAGATATTTTCTCAGACGATAAACGAAGATAAACAAAAGCGTGTTTTTGACATACAAGATTTTCAAAAATCACAAACGGAAAGCTCAAAAATTAACAGCAGGGAGTTTATTTATAAAATGTCTATGTCAGGATCTAGGGACGGTATAGCTGAAGCTGGGATACGAACGTACTTCGGCAACGCGTGGGACAAAAACCCAACGGTTGATAGTAATCTACTTTATAATACAATAAGCGCTGCTCTTAGTAATAGAGACGTTGATGACATGATAAAATTCGGTTTTGAATGTATAAATAATGACGACCCATCGCTTGGAATGTTTTTACAATTCAGAGCGTATCTCACTAATGGTATAACAGACAGTAATCAAGCCACATACAACCCATTTAAGTACATGGGAAGGGGTGAAGATTTCTTTGTTTATCAAGGATTCACAAGAACTATGGCTTTTTCTTTTAGGATGGCAGTAGAAAATTCACAAGATCTAGCATCTTTATACAATAAACTAAATGCTTTAGTTTCTCAAGTGTATCCTGATTATTCTAAAGGCGGTGTTATGAGGACTTCACTAACAAGGGTAACTATAGGCGATTACATTTACAGAATGCCAGGTTTGCTAGAGAGCGTTAACGTAACAGTAAATCAAGATTCATCTTGGGAGATAGAAAATGGCAATCAAATGCCACACTATGTTGATGTTGCCGTGACTTTTAGACCAATACACGAAGAAGTACCTGTTAGAGTGAAAAACGATAATGATAGAAGATTGCTATTGTATAATAATTATTATTCACCTGTATTAAATATAAACGCAAGCCAACCTCAAATTCCAAATAATCTTGCATAATTAATTTAACAAGCATTCATGCCAAACAGATACGAAAACATACCGTTAACTAGAGATACAGACCAAAAGAATCAGATGTACCAAACCAACGTGTATCCAGACATACCTGTAACCGACTCTGACAACTACGTCATAACCACTCTTGGAGACAGGTTAGATCTATTGGCTTTGGACTTTTACAACGATATGACGTATTGGTGGATAATAGCTGCGGCGAACGATCTACCTGGTGATTCTTTGTATCCTCCTGTCGGAATGCAGCTTAGGATACCAGACAACCCAATTCCTGTCAACAATCTATACAAGAGAGAAAACGCAAATAGGTAAAAATGAGTTACACACAGATAGACAACATACTTGGACAACCCATACCGGACTACGCAATAAACCAATTAAAGATACGCTCAAAGAATACGTTGGGCGTTAGGGACAACAACGCTTTGGTCTACACAGCGAACAAAAGCGCGTGGGTGAGAGTTGTATCTTCTGTGGACATAACCGGTTCCGTTTCTTTTGACGGAATTAAGGTAGTTGCTGGAGACGAACTTGCAAAAGATAACGTGCTGTTTGGGGGAATTTCTGCATACAGCAACCAGGGTAAAGTCAATTACCAAATAAAGCCCTACTACTCAGACGATGTTCAAAAACAGAGGAGAGACCAGTTTGATTCGGAGTACGGTTTTAGACCAATGCCTGGGATAGTAAGCGCAAAGATAAGCACACAGGGTAAATTGGGCTCTATATTGATAGCGGAGATAGACTTCAAAGCTAACACGAAGCAGCAGTTAGACATGATAGACATACTGTATTTCAAGGTTGGCTATTCTATGTTGGTTGAGTGGGGAAACACGTTTTATTACAAACAGGCAAAGACCGACGTAAACAACCAGTTGATAAGCGATCCACAGCTGTACAAGTCCGAGGACTCTTCTATAGACCCGTTCGTGGGATTCAAAGACAAAGAGACGATAAGAATAAACATAACTAGGGCTATAAGGGAGACGGAGGGAAACTACTGCGCGATGCTTGGAATAGTCACAAACTACAGTTTCACAATGAACTCAGACGGGGGTTACGACTGTAAGATAAAGGTGATGGGCCCGGGTATGTTAGCTGAGTCCATGAGGGTTAATGGCATAACTACTTTGCCTTTGATGGACATTTTTAAACAAGCTCTAACTAACCTCGCAAACGTCTTAACTTCAATAAATAGAACAAGGGCAGAAATAGAAAGAGAGAAAGAGCAACAAGAAGAGGCAAAGCAACTTTCAGAAAACAAAGATGCTTATCCGCCTTGTGTTAGAAAACTCATAGAATCTGGTGAGTTACCCATAGGTACTAGTTCTCAAGGTCGGACAGGCGCTGGTGCGAACCTTACAAGCGGTCCATGGAAAGGTTACATCTTCTATTATGACGCAACCAATCCAAGTACCCCTACAAAAGGAAAATACTACTCCACTGCAATCGGCGGAGATGGTAATTACTCTTGCGATCAATACGGAAACATACTAGACTCTGATAAAGGCACGATATTAGGAAGAACCATTCAAGTGCCACCTTTGACAGTTCAAGAAGAGTATGCACTCGTAAAAAGAGACTCAGCTAATTATCAAAATATAACAACTAACAGATACGCATCAACACGCTATCAAAACTATCCTAGTGATCCAAACGAGCTCGACTTTGTTGTTAGAGATACTAAAACTCAAGGAAATGAATCACATTTTTGGATTTCTAAAAAATTTAATAAAAAAATATACATTAGAGAAAACAACTCACGGGCTATTCCAATAACAGCGGTTACAGCTAAAATAAATTTAGATCCTAAGCTATTTGATATAGATAAAATAAATGTTTCGGGAGTTTCAGATTGGACAGGCGTGTTACAGTGGCATAACACAAAAGATTTTCCGATACCGAATAGTAATAAAAAGTTTAAATTAACGTATGATGAAAACGATACAGTTGGGACAAACGATCTATACGGTACGTTTGAAGGAGAAAGCTCTGAATTTATAATAGACTACAATAGAGGAAACGGTGTTACTAATAGAATCGTGATTAGGTATTTACACAAATTTATTCGACAGGCAGGAATAACATATGTTGACGAAAACGAGTACACTGTGAGAGGGGGAAGTGTAAGAGGAGAAGCTGATAGATTGAAAATTGAAGCTGTGATAGCTCAAAAATTAGTTCAAGACTTAAATTGGAATATAGAAGCGATAACAGAATCAGGCTACGGAATGGTACTTTCAGCAAACATTGCTGTTGATGGATTACCTTACACCTATAGTACGAGACAAGACAAAAGATCTGGGAGAAGAAGTGAAGACATAGTAGATAATAAGCAGGGGGAGGGCACACTAATAGTTAAAGTCGGAGTTTCTATAAAAGGGGATTTTGAACTAATCAAACAGATAGGCCCATCAGAACAAGCAAATCCGTCAACATTACAACCCCAACAAAACGCAACACAACAAGCTCCCGAACAACCTTTAGAGTACACGCAAATAAACGCAAGCGAACTTGTAAAATCAGAGGCCTCCCTATATTCGTCCCAGCTCGAAGCAATTCTCAGAATCATACAAGTAACAACGATATCAGAAAACATAGGTTCGGACGGAACGCTTAATGCGGTTAAAAAGATAGAGTGGACCGACAAAAAGCACCAAGATAGGCTGTACAACGGTCTATTCAGTCAGGGGGCTTTGGACGGTAAAATACTAAAGGAGATAGTGAATGAACCCAATAAAGAGATAATTACCGATAAAAACAAAGAGTCCTATTTAAAAGGCCAGTTGAGTAGCGTGTTGACTAGGCACAAGATGAACATATACTACGGTTTCAATAGGGGTCTCATGAAAGCAAACGATGAAAACATATTTACAGAAAAACTAGACAAACCGCAGTATACGGTAAATTTTAAAGAGCTCATGACGTCTTACGTAATTCCGTATTACCAATCCAAGAATTTGATAGACGGAGGGGACGTACACTACCCGACTTACGTTCCGTTGGGATTCTTTTTCATGATGCTAAACCACTGTTCTTTTCTGTACGATACTTCCATAGACGGGGTCAACATTCCCATGTTTTACTTGGACTTCAATCCAGGTAGTAACGTTATGTTATCTTCAGATTTCATGTTGACAGCTAACCCATATAAGTTTGTCGTGCCTTTCACAGGAGACCTTAATTCGTACAAAAAACTGTTCGATCAAGATTTGATAAAGGGAGATAAAGTCGGTATGAAAGAAGACGCTACTCCCATATGGAAATCAGACGCAGTATCGCCTTACATTCCAAAGTTCAAAGACGATGTAACGGACTCGAGCAACATAAAGACGTATAGGGGAAAAACAATGAACGTGTTGGTGAGCATAGACTACCTGCTTGACGTGATAAAACGGCACTCTAAGATTGACGAAACGAACTCTGTGTACTTTAGACCGATGATGGACGAGCTTTTATCAGATTTAGGAAAGTGTTTGGGTAACTTCAACGTGTTTAGGCTTGCCTACGACGACTATTCTAACGGCTTCTATGTTGTCGACGATCAGTCAATACCTGGACAAGACGTCACTTACGACGACGCTAAAGAAAACACAGAACTACCCCTTTTCGGAAAAGAATCAATAGCTCGTTCTTTCACAATAACAACAGAGAACAGTAGCAAGCTTGGAAGCATGATGTTCATAGGCGGAAACGCAGACGTAAAGAACCAAACTACTTTAGGCATAGACGCTACAGCTATAGGTAACTTGAGCCTATACGCAGTTGATAGGTACAAGAGGGTTGTAACCGCTCCAAACGACAACGAAAGCAACGTTAACCAAAAAAAGTCACAGATAGAACAAAAAGCGATAGCCGCTTCAAGGTTCAATCAAGCGATAGAGAGCTACTATTACGGAGGCCTTAGGTCAGAAAACATGGTCGACCAGTCTGTTAACTATTACATAGAGGCCGTTGCAAAAGCCAGAAACACAGAGCAAGACGTCAATTTAAGGGCAACTACATTACTACCGCTGTCTGTTAACTTTAGTACGGACGGAATATCCTCTATGGCAATATACCAATCGTTTACTGTTAACGACGCTCTATTACCGTACTCATACAAATACGGTTTGAATCAGAGCGAAACGAGAAAGCTTGGGTTCATCATAACGGGTTTGGAACACACCATCCAAAACAACACTTGGGTAACTGACGTTAAGGCTAACATGTACTACGTAAAGAGAAAAGGGGCTTACGCAACAACATCCGGAAATCAGAGCGCTGTAGAACGATTTAAAGATTTGCCTGCAGTACTACTGTCTAACGACACTACGTCTCCATCCGGACCCATAAGTTATAGAACAAATTTTGTAGCGTCAAGAGAGCAAAGGGGATTAGATGCCAGACGTATCGCTGAAACGTACTATGGAAAACCGTTTACTGACAACGATTGGAATTGTTTAATAGCAGCGACTTACGCAGAATCAGATTACAACGATAGGGAAAAACAATCTGCTTGGTGCGCAGCTGTTATGATAAATAGAGCTAGATCTTCTGGAGACACGGTGTATGCAGAGTTGATTGAAAAAAATCAGTTTCAGTCTGTAACAGGCACAGCGTCTAATGGAAGAAAACCTAGTGGCAATTACGTAAACGGACCGTCGACAGATGTAGAGTTTGTTATATATAATGGCATAATTAGGTATATGAAGAAGTCGGAGATAGACTATAGATACACTCTATTCACTTCCAACTTAGATAGTGCATACGGATCAGGTACTAATATTGGTTATAAGAACACTTTAAAAAATTCTGCCGGTAGTACAGTTGTAGGAAACACAATTTTCGCTTACGGATAAAACACAGAACATGTCGCTAAGATACTATCCATCGTTTAGAATAAAACCAAACCTTAACGCAACAGGAAAAGAGTTTCTATTAAATGGAAAACCGTACGTAGGCAAATACTACGAAACGTACGACGGCAAATTTTACTCTGGTCCAAATCCAATATTGGGTCCAAACGAACCTCTGTCTCCAAATTTAGATTATCCTAATACTCCGGGGTTAAAACTCTCAGGCCTTCCAGAATCAGCCAAAAGAACCTTCGCTAATACTACAAAATCAAAAGTGAGTGCCACAGACCCAACACAACCAACAAGCTATCAACCAAACCCGTTAGAGAGCGATTATGCTAAAGGCTACTTTTACAGGTATTTCGTAAAAAAGGTAAACGAAATGGGTTACATAAAAGAAATCTCAGAAACGGAGTACATAAGCATAGACAACGGAACAGCTACGTACGATGTTTCTTACTACCAAATCGAAAGAATAATGTGGAAACTGACAGGTCCTTTAAACACAGTCAGACTATCGCAGTACGATATCAGAGCTGGCATAATAGACACAAATAAGAGACTTGTTGAGACCGTAGACAAAAGGTTCTTGGGATTGAAGACCTACATTGGAGAAGAATACTCGAAGCTTTCTAGACCCACTCAATAGATACTTTTTATTTTGTGGCAAAGAGTTCGTATTATTGCTGTAATCAGTTATAAAATTAGTTATGTATTTTCTCATAGAAACGGAGGAGCAGCTATCAAAGTTACAACCAAGAGACAGCTGTTTTCTTCAAATAATCCCAAACAATTACGCTTATCACCCCAAACTAGCAAACGTGTCGCTATATTACTATAGAAGCGATGACAAGGGATACGTATTCAGCGTAGAGCACAGCGAGTCTTTTACGCTCGATAACAAGCTTGTAGTTGATTTCATAAACAAACACAAAACGCTGTACGTAGTCGATAAAAAATACCACCTACACTTTTTAAATCACAGTGGCATGGTCGATCTCCAATTTCTTAAACCCGGAGTGAAGGACCAAAAAACCCAAATCCAGTTAGAGTACGAAAGGCTGTATCGAGGCTTTTCTGGCGTCAACAACGTTATTCCCATAGTAAAGCATTACGAGCACATGAATGCTTTGTACGACGCTTACAAAGACTGTTTTGGAAAAACCTACTCGCCGTCTATCGACAGGGTCATCGAAGCCTACAATTACGTTGAGCAGAATCCCATAGGCGTAGACGAAGCGAAGTTTTTTAGCGAGTTTAAACTATCGGAGAACCAAGCCTCTTTTGAACGCGCTTCTCTGTACAACCAATACAACCTACACAACCAAACCGGCAGACCGACAAACTCCTTCAACGGTGTGAACTTCTTGGCCATACCTAAAGACGCGGAACACAGGGACTGTTTTGTGCCAAAGAACGACTACTTCGTAGAGTTCGATTTCGACGGTTACCACCTAAGACTAGTATCAAACGAAGTTGGCTACAGCTTTGGAAAACAATCGGTGCACGAGACCCTTGGAAAGATATACTTCGATAAAGATCAGTTGACAGAGGAGGAGTACAAAGAATCCAAGACAATAAGCTTTAAAAACCTTTATGGGGGAGTACCAGAAGCTCACCAGCGCATAGAATTCTTTAGGGCGATGGTAACGTTATCAAATAAATTGAGCGAGGGGTGTGCGCCTGGTGCGTCCATGGAGCTACCCACGGGCATAACGCTGCATCGTGACGAAGACATGTACGATAGCAAGCTGTTGAATTACTACGTACAGAACCTAGAAACGAAGAGAAACGCTGAGAAGATCTTACAATTGAAAGAAATCCTAAGGGGAATGAAAACAAAGCTCGTGTTGATAACTTACGATGCTTTCCTTTTTGACTATTCCTTATCAGACGGCAAGGAGCTCCTACTAAAAGTAAAGGATGTATTGGAGCAGGATAACATGGCAACCAAACACAAACACGGAAAAACATACTTTTTATAAAAAACAAACATATTTATAAATGTTTAACGAAGAATACAGAATAACAAGAGAGATGCTAAAGAATAAGCTTTTTTGCACATTTACCACAGAAGAGGGCCTAAACGAACTCATAGAGTCAATAAATAGAGAGTACGCAGTGCTGTACCGTAAGATATTCGTACTGAGTTCTCCAGATTCGTCAGAGCTCATGTGCACGTACAACATAGACAACACAGACCAACAACCAAGAATAATGAAAAACACAATCTTGGTTCACAGAAAAAAAGAGACCAATACGCTATACACGATCAATTCTCTTAACGCTCTAATAATGAGCTTGAACGGTGGAGTCCTTGACAACAAATACCCCGTTAACTGGCAGGATTACAAAAACTCCATACTGCTGGTGCAAGACTCTAAATTTCGGAAGCTAAACACAGAGATAAAAAAAATAGTAAATCTATAAAATATACAGTATGAAACTAATGAATATATTAAAAGAGATTTACGGTATGACAAAGCTCAGCGCAGATTTGGAAAGTTGGGCTGTTAAAAACGGTTTAAACTTCAAAAAAGTATCCTCAGAGAAAAAACCAGGCCAATACGGTTCATCAATATCAAACAACTTTTATCAAATTGGAGACAAGTTTGCCTTGATAAGATACGAAACCGTCACCGGTGCACCTAGATTGAATCAGCTTAGGTTTTTCGTTTTAGATGCTCCAAATACACAAGCCAAAGTATTAAGCGGCATTAATTACGTAGAAGATTTTAGTGAAATACAACAAGCGCTCGAAAAAGTAAGCTTAAAAGGCGGTGCAAAAACGCAAAAAACGTGGACTAAAGGCGAAATAAACAGTCTTATACGCGATTTAGTATCAGACAAAAGATATAATAAGTTCACGGATGACCAAGCTTTTGAAATGGCTCAATCAATACTTGCTGATCAAAGCGGATTGGAAGACGCTATTAAAAACGCTTACGGCGTAACAGACGCTGTAGGTTGGTTAGCTGACAGACTGTAATAAGCCTTTGTACAGAAATTAAAAAGTTCTGAACTCGCAAAATAAAATTTTCCCCCTTCGATTTTTTTATGTATATTTGTTTTATATCAAACAGTATACATATGATGGACATTAACATGCTAAGACAAAGACTACAATCTTTGCAAAATCCAAAAGGAGGTTCCAAGGGAGAGTTACAAAAAACCCTTTGGTCCCCAACAGTAGGTAAGCATTCGGTGAGAGTATTACCGTCTGCCTACAACAAGTCAAACCCATTCAAAGAGCTCTATTTCCACTACGAGATCGGAAACAAGACGATGATCGCTCTGACAAACTTCGGAGAAAAAGATCCGATAGTAGAGTTCGCACAGGGTCTTAGAAAGTCTTCAAATCGCGAGGACTGGCAACTGGCCAAGAAGCTTGAACCCAAGATGCGCGTTTTCGTACCCGTTATCGTTAGGAACGAAGAAGACAAGGGCGTTATGCTTTGGGGCTTCGGTAAACAAATCTTCATGGACCTTTTATCAATCGCCGAAGACGAGGACGTGGGAGACTACACAGATCCTTTACAGGGACGAGACATCACGATCGAAACGTTAGGTAAGGAGTCAACTGGTTTGACTTACAACAAATCGACCATCCGCGTGAGAACAAAGGTAACTCCGTTGTCAGACAACCCAGATCTAGTTAAAAAATGGTTGACAGAACAGCCAGACCCAATCGCGCAGTTCAAGCGATACGGTTACGACGACATGAAAGCTGCTTTGTTGGGCTATCTAAACCCAGAGAGCGAAGAGGAAGAAACAGAAGAAACTCCCGCCGCTCCAGTAGAAACTCCAAAGTTTTCTCTGAACACGGCTAAACCAAGCGTCGATTCTCGCATCGATGACATTTTTAACTTCTAAAAAAAGCCCCTCCCAGAGGGGCATTTTAATCTAATATGGCAAAATCTACAAAGAGTTTGAATGGCGCTATTTCCGGAGCGGTAAAGGGCCAATTCAATCTAGAGAACTTTAAGAAGAAGAAGAACCTTAGCACCACGTCTGTTAAGTTCAAAGACGATAAGTGGATACCTCTATCGAAAGCTTTCCAAGAAGCCTTACAGATCCCTGGTCTACCAATGGGTCACATAAATTTATTAAGAGGTCACTCTGACACAGGTAAGACTACAGCTTTACTTGAAGCAGCAGTATCGTGTCAAAAGATGGGAGTACTCCCCGTATTTATAATCACAGAGATGAAATGGTCTTGGGAACACGCAAGAATGATGGGACTGGAATTTAATGAGGTAGCTAACGAAGATGGTGTTGTTTGTGATTACGACGGATTCTTTATATTTGTTGACAGGGAAAAGTTACAGTGCATTGAGGATGTTGCATCGTTTATAGCTGATATTTTGGATGAACAGAAGAAGGGCAATTTACCGTACGATCTATGTTTTTTCTGGGACTCAGTTGGTTCAATACCGTGTAAAATGTCTATCGAAAAGTCCACAAACAACAATGAGTGGGCCGCAGGAGCAATGTCTACCCAGTTCGGTAATTACATAAACCAAAGAATAGTATTGTCAAGGAAAGAAAGTCAACAATACACGAATACCCTTATCGCTATTAATAAAGTGTGGGTAGCAAAACCTGACAATCCAATGAGTCAACCCACTTTACAAAATAAAGGCGGTAATACGATGTACTTTGATGCTTCTTTGGTAATCACGTTTGGTAATGTAGCGAAAGCTGGCACAAATAAGATCAAAGCTAGTAAGAGCGGCAAAGATATAGAATTTGCTAAGAGAACGAGGATTTCTTGCGACAAGAATCACATAACTGGAGTAACTGCTGTTTCTAAAGTGATAATGACCCCAACCGGATTTATCGATGATACTCCAGCTGCTATTAATAAATACAAGAATGATCACTCTCACGAATGGACTAAAATACTCGGATCAGACACGTTCGATATAGTGGAGGAGGAAGTTGAAACATCGGTAATGTACGACGACTCAGAATAAAACTAAAAAATGAAAGAAGATTACAAAAAATTGTTCGACTCCTTAAAAGAAGAAAAACAAGAGGAGTTGAAGGTAAACAGTCGTGTGTTGCTCATAGATTCGTTGAATACGTTCATGAGAGCATTTGCGGTCATACAGCACACGAACAGGAACCTAACGCCCATAGGAGGACTAACGGGGTTTCTTAGGTCGATGGGTTCGGTCATAAACATAGTGAGACCGACAAGGGTTATATTAGTGTTCGACGGCAAGGGATCTTCAACAAACAAGCGATATATCTATCCAGAGTACAAAGCGAACAGAGGCATTAAGAGAATAACCAATTGGGACCACTACGAGAGTCAAGAAGAGGAGTCAGAATCCATAACCAACCAGCTTGTGCGACTGATAGAGTATTTGCGGTGTTTGCCCGTTGACATACTCTCTATCGACAAAGTAGAAGCAGATGACGTCATAGGATATTTGACTTCGATCATAGACGGAGATATAACAATCATGTCGAGCGATAGGGACTACTTGCAATTGGTCAGCGAAAAGGTCACGGTGTATTCTCCAACAAAGAAGATTCTGTATAACGAAGGTCGAGTGCTTTCTGAGTACGGAGTGCACCCTAACAACTTCTTATTACAGAAAATGCTTCTTGGGGACTTAGGGGATAACGTCCCTGGCGTTGTAGGCTTAGGTCCTAAGACTTTACTTAAGGAATTCCCTGCGCTGGCCAAGAGCACGGAAATGACCCTGGAAGAGGTTCTTAAAGTGTGCGAGGAAGGTAACAAGAAGATTCACGGTAGCATACTCAATTTCAAAAGCCAGATAAAGATAAACAAGTTATTGATGGACCTTAGGTGTCCAAACATTCCAGACGAAGACGCACAGGTAATAAAGAACGTTATACTCGAACCGTATAAGCAGTTCAATTCGCAAGAATTTCTTAGATTGTACGAAGAGGACGATCTTGGAGCGAGCATAAAAGATCCCAGAACTTGGTTACTTAATCATTTTTTCAATCTAAGCAAATATAATTAACACATGAGTACATTAAATACTTTACAAGCGTACGGAGTATCCTTCCAGATAAAGGTAATATCGTCGCTTCTAAAACACAAGGAATTCCTACACGGCGTTTACGATCTGTTAAACCCAGAGGAGTTCGACAACCCTGCACACAAATGGATAGTAGAAGAAACGCTTAAGTACTATTCTAAGTATCATGCAAATCCAACCCCCGAGTACCTGTCGGTTGAGGTGAAGAAGATAGAGAACGAGGTGTTGAAGATCACCATAGTAGAGCAATTAAAAGAAGCGTTAAAAGCGATCAACGAAGACCAAGAGTACGTCGAGACAGAGTTCAGCAACTTCTGTAAGAACCAACAGTTGAAAAAGGCTTTGATGAACTCCGTAGAGCTGTTAACAAAGGGACAGTACGACGATATTAGGTCCATGATCGATCAAGCGCTTAAAGCAGGACAGAGCAGAGACTTGGGGCACGAGTACGAAAAGGATCTAGAAAGCAGATATAGGTTAGAAGAGAGAGGCGCTGTACCAACAGTTTGGCCTCACATCAATGATTTGTTAATGGGAGGACTTGGTGCTGGCGATCTAGGCATGGTATTGGGTTCCCCAGGTGGAGGTAAATCGTGGTTCTTAATTAACTTGGGAGCCGCAGCTGTTAAAATGGGCTATACAGTTTGTCACTATACGTTAGAGTTGTCTCAAGAGTACGTAGGTAAACGTTACGATTCGATATTCACAGGCGTAGAATTTCAAAACATTCACAAGGAAGAGAGCAGAAAGGTAATAGAAGAGACAATCAATTCTTTACCAGGTAAGCTGATCATCAAGGAGTACCCGATGGGAAAGACAACCCCATCAAGCATTGAGACCCACATCCAGAAGTGTGTAACCTTAGGACACAAGCCAGACTTGGTTATCATCGACTACGTAGACCTATTGAGATCCAAGTCCAAGTCTTCGGAGAGAAAAGATCAAATCGATGACGTATACACCTCAATCAAGGGTTTGGCAAGACAGATACGTACCCCGATTTGGACCGTTTCCCAAGTTAACCGTATGGGTTCAAAAGACGACATCATTGAAGCCGATAAGATCGCGGGTTCTTACGATAAGATCATGATAGCAGACTTTGCTATGTCTCTATCAAGAAAAAGGGGAGACAAGCTTGCGGGTACAGGTAGGATTCACGTTATCAAAAACAGGTTCGGAAGCGATGGAATGACATTCTCAGCCAAAATAAACACAGCGAACGGACACATAGACATAGACCCATCTGAACTAGACGATTCAGAACTTAAGGTAGATACAGGTTCAGCGCCTTCTGGATTCAATAGAATAGACAACGACGAAAAAAAGTATTTATCTAATAAGTTTTTTGAGTTAGGTCTGTAAACAATCCAAAATTAGCATATTTATTAATACAAAACGGATTAACTATGAATTTGCTTAATATATTTAATAAGGCACCAAAAGGAGACAGCTATAGAATAGTTGAAAATCCAATAAAATACGTAGGATTCATATTAAGCGAAGCCTTAAGAAAGGGCAACAGCACGTCAGCAAAAACGAAAACCAATCCGTCAACAGTAGCCTCAACCGATAACAGTAGAGGTACTTTACCCAAGTAAAACAAACACAGGATTTATTATTGAAATTTTTTAGAGAGAAATCTCTAAGGTATATTATATTGTTTAAAAAACAGTAAAAAATAAAGTATAATGAACATTTTTGAAAAATCAAAAGTCGACTTTAAAGACATAGAAGTGCCATGGGGCGAAATTGGGTATATCACATTTAAACGAACATACGCCAGACGATTAAAAGAGGACGATACTAATTCAAAAACAGAAGAGTTTTGGCAAGTTGTACAAAGAGAATTAGACGCGTCAGATAAGCAACTAAAAGTAGGCTTCACAGAAGAAGAAAAGAGAAGATACGCTGAATTAAGAATGAAATTAAAATTTTCTACTGCAGGTAGGTTTATGTGGCAATTGGGAACTAAAACAGTTGACAGATTAGGATTACCTTCGTTACAAAATTGCGCATTCACAGTGGTCAACGATCCCATTAAACCATTTATTTGGACTTTTGAAATGCTAATGTTAGGCAGTGGAGTTGGTTATAATATACAAAAACACAACGTTTATCAATTACCTAAGCTTAAAAATAAAATTAAGATTGAGCGTAAAGATACAAAAGATGCCGATTTTATCGTACCAGATTCCAGAGAGGGTTGGGTTAAGTTATTAGGTAAGGTGTTAAAAGCTCATTTTTACGGAGGAGAAGGATTCTCGTACTCTACAATATGTATAAGATCTAAAGGCGCGTTAATTAAGGGGTTTGGAGGAACAGCATCAGGCCCAGAGGATTTATGTTGGGGAATAAACGAAATACACAGAATTCTTAACCAAAGAGCAAATAAGAAGTT